TATCTCTATCCATGTTTGGTCCTTCACCATGAGCTATTGGAAAATAACCTTTGTAACCATCTACAGCTACAGCTATACCTACAACTTCACCATTACCTCGTATGGCCCCTGAACCCAGTTTCTTTAAGTCTGGATCTCTTGTCTCTAAGTCAATTGCTATTTCTTCTGCTTGTCTTAAATCAGGAAACTCTGTAGGAACAACCCATTCTGTAGTTGGCATCAACATTATTTTTTTCTCCTCATGTCTTTCATCTTTTTGATTTCTAATTCACAATAATGAATTACTTTCTCTAAATCTTGTATGCCATTTTTATTCATATAACGACACACATACTTAATAACATTTCCTTGAAAAAAAGAAAGGTCATTCTTAGAAATAAATTCATAAGGTTGAATGTGAAAGTCTTTGTAGTGACTCCCGCCTATCTGTTTATCTTGTGGAAATAATTTTTCCATATCATCTTTGTGTGTCATTTTAAAACCTCCATTATGTTAATTATAAAAAATGTTAATGTAACTGTTATTAATATATCGCTTGTTAGTATTCTCATGTTTATCCTTTATCTGTGGCAGTTGTTGTTTCGGCCGATTGTAAGATATAGGGATTCGAGAAACCAAAACAACTTGCTAACCAGGCACGATGCTGCCACCCACCGTTAGGAATTTTCTCTATCCCGTTCTGTTTATACTTAAAGTATAATTCTTTAAAACTTATATTCATTACTTCTTTTTCTACCTTTCAGTTTGTATAAATTATTTCTTGCTCGTGTAGTTGCAACATACCAAACTCTATGTTCCTCATCATTTTTATCATCACTCTTTTTAGCTACTTTCTTTGGTGTTCTTCCTAGATCTAAACACAAAATTATATTATCTTCTTCTCCACCTTTTGCTGCATGTATAGTTGAAACTTGTATTCTTGCTGGTTTATCTAAATCTTCTCCATTATTTATCATATTTTTTATGTATTCTCTTTCTGATAATTTTGTTTCTTCAAATGCATCGAACCATTCTACATCTTTATTCCATTTATCCTGAGGTGCACCGATAAATCCTACTATATCTTTTATTTCTTTTTCTTCTAATTCAATTCCTCTACACCATGAATTATAATTAACAGATGCATTATATAATGTAACAGAAAAACTTTTACCTTTACTTGTTTGAAAATATAAATTTCTTTTTCTTAATTCTTTTAGCATATCTACTAATCTATGTATGGTTCTTGTGAGAATTAAATACTTACCTTCTGTTAAATCTATTTGATCTAAGTTATTTATCCTCATTGATTCTCCTTCAAAATCTCTTGGATAATAAATCTTATGTTTTCTTAAACCTCTAATTTTTTCTAAAGGTAATTCTGATTCTTCTTGCACTGCTCTTGATATTCTTTTTGAATACTTTAATACTTTTTCTTTTGCAGGTTCTTGTATAAATCTATTAACATCAGCTCCTGCCCAAGCGAATATAGCTTGATCATCATCGCCTGCTAAATACATATCTTCTGTATTTTCTTTTAGTCTATCAAATAGTTTCCATTGTAATGGAGATAAATCTTGAGCTTCATCTATAAATATAGTTTTAAATTTTGGTAAATCAGGTTTATTGATTAATCTATCTATCATGTCATTAAAATCTAACTTACCTGTAACTCTTTTAAATTCTTTTAAATTTGCATCTAAGTTTTTTAATACCCAAAGTTTAATTTCTTTTTTATTGTGCTCATTTCTATTGTATTCTTCTTCAATTGTTATGCATCTATTCATAGCTCTACCAATCATTTTGAAATATGGACTTTCAATATTTAAATAAAATATTTCTTCCTTATTAAATTTGTCATAGTATTTAACTTTTATATTTAATTTCTTACCTATCTTTACATAATCTTCTGGTTGCATAACCATATTGTCACTTAATTGTAATTGATCATATGCAAATGAATGTAGAGTTCTAAAATAATTTAATTTTTCTGAGTCTACCGGCATTCTGTTTCTAGCTACTTCTGCAGCTTTTTTAGTAAATGCAAAATAACCAATATTATCTAATGGTGTTCCAATTCTAATATAAGCTTTTGCTCTACTAATTAATTTGTGTGTTTTACCTGTACCTGGAGGACCAAAGTATTTATATATCATTATACTATTTCTTCTCTTTCAAAATTTTCTACTTCAATTACATCTTCTTCTTTGTCATCAAATAAATATAATGGAATTTTTGCACAACCAGGAATACCTGTATATGGTTTATTTGTTTTTTTATCTTTTCCAGGAAATCTTTTTCTCACATCAAAATCTGGTTTAGGTAAATGCTCTGCTTCTTTTTCAAACATTTTTGTAATCATATAAGAAGTTCTTGATGCATCTTTTCTCCATTCATTATCTTTTAAATCATTAAAAAATTCATCAAAAACAAAGTATGCATAAGTTTCATCTTTTAATACATTACCACTTTTAAATGAATTATAACTTGTTGCATTTGTGCTATGAATATATTGTTTTAAATGTTTCTTTAATATCTCCATAGGCGTGGTCCCTGGAGCCGGTTGCACTGTATCTTGTGTCGCAACTAATGCTTTTATTATTTCATAGAATTCCATACCTTTAATAGGTGGAGGAATATCATCTGCTTGCGCCATGATTAATGATCTTAGTTCCTGTTGATCTTTAATTTTGTTTACATCTTTTGCATGTACAGTAACAGTTTCACCATCATCTCTTTCTACATCAAAGTAATACTCAGGATCAGGTTTAAAATCTACTTTAATTAAATTTGATAATCTAGGCCATGTAATTTTTTTGTCAGACATGATTCCAAAATCTCTTTTAACACATTCTGATTTAACACATACAGGTGCTAATAATGGATCATGACAACTATGACCTTTCTCTTGCTTCTCCCAATGTTTTATTTTCTTTTCAATATGATCATCAGTCCACACTTCATCAAATTCAAAATAATTTCTACCTGCTTTTAAAACCATTTTACCCCAGTTATCAGGATATTTTTTCTTAGCAAAGACCATGTAGTTATATAAAAATCTATCTCTACCATCAGTCATTTTTTCTTTTGATAATATTTCTAAACATGGTGGACCATCTTTAAATTCTTCTGCACCACCTGTTAATTCATTTTGAATAATTTTATTTGTTATTTGTTTTAATTGTTCAGAAGTCATTTTATTTAACTCAATACAATTTAAAAATAACTCTAATGACATTTCATTACCGGATGGATCTAATGCAACTCTTTCTGATTTATTGAAATAAGGTAGATTTATAAAATTACCATTAATAGGATCACCATCTGTATTCTTTCCAAGTTTAGTTTGTTTGGGAAATACTTCTGTTACTATAGGTAATTTAAATAAAAATAATACTTGCTCTAAAAACTCTTTTATCTCTTTTGCTTTTACAAATTCTTTTGTAAATATATATAAATGCAATCCATTACTTTTTGATTTAATTGGTATGAGTGGTAAATTATTTTTTTGAATAGTATCTAAATAAAATTGTATATCTAAATCTTTGTATATTTTTGGATCAATATCTATTGCACCAAATCTTGCATAACCATTGTCATCACAAGGTTGAATACCTATAGATTTTCTCCCGTGTAAATGAAGTCTATAATCTTCTTCAGTGATTGGTTTACCTGACCATCCATAATCACCTGAATGAAATTTTATTTTTCCTGTATTAGGATCTTTGTAACCATTATTAATATTACAAAAACCGTAATTACGTTTTAATCCTGTAAAATACTTTATAAAGTCCGTCATATCTATTTCCTAAGTTAGAGAGGCAGTTCCAGTCTCCCGTTACTGCCTCTTCTTGCAAGTTATTCACTCAGTGAATTATACAATATCCGCAGTTTGAGGTTTATTGCTTTTCTCATACTCAGGTTTAGCTTGACCTTTAGACACAGATTTTTGAAACTCTTGTGCCATTAAGTATAAGTCAGCATCCTCTTTCTTAGAAACATCTAAAGCTCTCGCCATAGATGGTTTGTAGACATGCCAGCTTTTACTTCCTGCAGTTTTACCAACAGTTTTTAAATTATAAACTGCTGCATATGCTGCTGGATTGTAAACACCTTTGTCATCCTTAAATCTAAGATTTTTAATCAGCTGATTTAATTCTCTCGCAGGTGTTAAGTTAGATGATCTCATAGTAATCACTGCAGGTCTAGGTTCATCACCTAAAACAATTACATAAAAGTATGCAGTTTTTTCTACATAATTACCATTTGATAATCTGTACTTACCATTTCTTTCTTCAACAGCATCTTCAGGAATATTAAGATGTGTTGTGACAGGAGGAGCTGCTGTGTCTCCCATTTCCTGCCATTCAGGAAATCTTGTTTGCACGTGTGCAACAAGAATATTTACACCTTCTTGACCATCAGTAAGTGTACCAAGACCTTTAGCATATATCATACCAGGTTTAGAACCTTCGACATACTTAGAGTCATTAGCATTACATTCAGGTGATAGTTGATGTAAGATTTTTAAAATCGGAGTCGACATATCGTCCGATTTGATTTCTTCGCTACCTCTACCAGAATCACTTCTTAGGTTGATAGTAGCCAGTGAACCAGCACTGTTCTTTTTTTCTATAGCTGTATTTGCCATATATATCTCCTTATTATTTATTATTTATTTTTTATTTTTTAAATACGTTTGATTTCCATCAAATGTATTGAATAGCTCTTCAGGAACTTCTTTACCTTTGTCTTTCCATTCCTTCATAACTACTTTGAGTGTCGATGGGTGAACTTTCTCCTCTTGGATAGGTTCATACCCATTCGACCTCGCAAGGCTAGCGTAATCGACAGCCTTGTTATCTTCGCCTTGACCAAATGATACAGTAATATTATTTTTTACTATATCACCTAAGCCATTGTCTCGAAGCCAGTTTATGCCTTCAGCTTTTTTATCAGCTTTTAATGTGGCACTATAAATTTTTTTAACTGTTAACTCTGAACCATCTTTTAATTTTAAACTAGATAAGTTCATGTCTTCCATTAATTTTGGAATAATATTACAGCTAAAGTATTTTTCATCTTCTTTAAGATCTTTAACTCTATCTTCCAAATCTTTAATTTGATTTTGTATTGATTGTAACTTTTCAACTTCAGTTGAAAGTTTGTCCGGATCAATACTGGTAGATTGATCTGGTGCATCTTTACGTAGATCTATTAACATAATCGTTCTCCTATATTTTTAATTATAACTTTCATGCATGGCATTATAGTTATTAATTTTATAATGTCAA